CGGGATTTTTGCAAGAGCTTTGTCATACTACCCTAGTGTCATAGCGATGTTTGAGACTGAAGGCTACAAAGAGATACCTCAAACAGAAGGCACAGTAATTCTAGGGGATGACGTTGGCGGCATAGAAGCTACAGGAGTTACGCAGAACATTCAAGTCCTTAGAGATGTATCACTACAAGGCATAGTATCAGCGCCAGTAGATGTAGATAACTTAGTCAGACGTATGCCGCTACTAATGAGAAGTCCAGACGGTTGGATGGCAAGCTTTGGTACGCAGTTACTGAAGGCGGTTACAGGAACAAACACCTACGTTATTAAAACTAACGTCAGCGGAATACAAGAGGTACGCGTCAAGCAGTTAAACCCTATACCCACAGACAGTCACGGCAGAGTATGGGTAAACTGGGTAGAGGTAGATAGCACTTCTTTAGAGGCTATGGACGTAGAGGGCAAGATGGTGATAGTAGGAACCACCGCTAAAGGGATACTCCCGCAGGTTGCTACTCCTAAAGGGCTGTTGTATCCGCATCAAATACAAGCGGCACTCGCTGAAACTATTCTACACGCCTCTGATAAACGCATGCCCGCCATCCCGCCTATCGCTATGTTTTGTGAGGCAGTGGTTTTTTTAGTGGGAGTGTTCTTAGTTTTCTTAGCTCTTAATTACTTAGGAGTCTATGCAGGTTTAATTCTATCTGTAGGTGTCATGTCTAGTACTGCACTGCTAGGAGTTTATCTGATACGGCAGGGAGTTTTGATTGATGTTACATGGCCGCTGATCTCTGAGTTTGTAGTAGCCTCAACAACATTCTACCTCAACTACAAAGAACAATACAAACTACGGCAACAGATCAAGAAGCAATTTGAGCATTACCTAGACCCAAGGCAAGTTAAAAGATTGCAAGAAAACCCCGAATTACTCAAGTTAGGGGGTGAAAAGCGTTACTGTACGTTCCTGTTTACCGATGTTCGTGGGTTCACGGCCCTGTCAGAGAGCGTAACGCCCGAAGAAGTAACCTACATTATGAACAGGGCATTGACAGCACAGCAAGCCGCAGTTGCTCAATATGGTGGATGCGTAGATAAATACATCGGAGACGCGATGATGGCTATCTTCGGAGCGCCTATAGACCTAGAAGGCCATGAAGACAAAGCTATAGAATGCGCTAAACAAATAGCAATAAACATGGAAGAGTTGAACGTAGAGTTTGCGGCCAAGGGGTTGCCTCCCATTAAAATAGGAATAGGGATTAATAGCGGCGAGGCTATCATTGGCAACATGGGATCAGAGCAGAGGTTTGATTACACTGCTATAGGGGATGCTGTGAACGTAGCGGCGCGTTTAGAGTCAGGTACTAAGGCGGCAGGTGTAGATGTGTTGATAGGGTTTAGCACTAGGAAAGGATCTAGTATTAAGCTAAAGCCGCTGTCGCCCATTGAAGCTAAAGGAAAAGCACAGAAGTTAAAAGTATACACTCTTAACTAGGAGTCATTATTGTGGCTTACAGTGAAAAAGTTATAGATCATTATGAAAACCCAAGGAATGTGGGTCAATTAGATGAAACATCTAAAAATGTTGGTACTGGGATGGTGGGTGCACCGGCCTGTGGCGATGTTATGCGCCTGCAAATCCGGGTTAATGATGAAGGTATTATTGAAGATGCAAAGTTCAAAACTTACGGTTGTGGTTCAGCTATAGCCTCGAGTTCGCTTTTAACTGAGTGGGTTAAAGGTAAGCATTTAGATGAAGCCGAGCAAATAAAAAACACGCATATCGCCGAAGAGTTGGCGCTTCCCCCAGTCAAGATCCACTGTTCAGTGCTTGCTGAAGATGCAATAAAAACAGCGGTGCGTGACGTTCGAGCGAAGCAAGGGATAAATAAGCCTTTAGGGGGTACCGTGGTTTAACGCGGTCAGTTCGTCCTCCAAGAATTTATGTAAAACCTCTAGTTTTGGTTTCGTAAGATGTACAATGTTTCTTATCATTAACAATTCATCATCTTTAAAGGCTAAGTGCAGATCCTTTTCGGCGATGCCGCTCATTTCTGTAACAACGTGCCCGCGATCATTCACCAGTATCTTAAACCCTAAGATGTTCGCCTCTGTCTTCTTATTAAACAATTTCACATGTACCACCTACACACGCTAACTCTTGTGAGCCTGTAGTATTATCCTCCATTTCATACTGTTCTAACTCACTCCAATCAACATCCTTGGGCATAGCCGCCGCTAACTCTTTGTACTTCTCAGCACTGATGTCTTCATAAGGCGCTTGCTGATATACGTGGTCGCTGACAGGCAGTAAGCTAATGCCGCTACAGATGTCGAAGTTATCCCAGATCCACTGCGCTACTTGCAGGAACTCATCGTCTGTGTAGTACACCGTGATGCTTGGCTTATGCTCACACCAGTGGTTCTGATAAATCTTCCACAAAGCTAACTGTTGCATAGCTCCAACTTGTTTAACTGTTATACTGGTCTTGGGGGATTTAATGGGGAAGCTATATACCCACGAAGCCGGGCTTGCTACATCTTGTTCAACTGGGAATCCTGTGGCTGACATGAACTGAGCCAACGGGTCTTTTGCGTCCGAACGTACTCTTCTAATATAGTGCTTAGCGAAACGAGGGTGTATGCCACTGGCAGAGTCAACAAGCTGAGATACAGTACCGCTTGGCTTAACACATGTAATAGCCACAGACTGACTGATACCAAGCTTCTCAGCCCACTTCTTATTTGTCTTGATTGCAACAAGTTTTAACTCCTCTAGCCACTGTGCTGTTTTGTCGGAGGACACTCCAATAACGGGGTGATCCATGATACCTGTCAGGCTTAAACCTAGCAGTGCTTCTTCTTCGGTGTTGCGCTTCCAAAGGTTTCGTAAGTATCGGAAGTCTGTAAGCGTAGCTTGAAGAGTGCCAATGATAGCGGCAGTCTCAACCTTCTTCTTGAGTGTTGCTAGTGTATCGTCTGCACGTACAACCACCTCAGATAGATTACAGAACTGATTAGAGCGCAAGATAATTTCAGAACAGGGGTTGGTTCCGAACTCATGGTCAGCATCTCTACGACCATTGCGCCCCGCTATCTTCTGTGCCGCAACACGACTAAAGATACCACGCTCACCCGCCTTGCTCTCGTACATGGTCTGCATCTCATTCAAGAAAGCTTCAAAGTCAGGCTTCTCAGTGTACGCTACGCTGTTGTTGGCTAAGCGTCTATGACCCTCGTTCCTCCACCAATCTCCTGACTTAGCCTTAGACATCCGCTGATCCGAAAGATTAGATAAACTTATTAATGCTGAGCGTCTAACGCCACCCACCACTACGATGTCAGCAATCTTACAACAGATGTCGTGGCACTCAATGGAGGTTAACTTGCGCTTCTTAGCTTTCTGGAACACATCCACACAAAAGTTAAACAGATCAATCAAAGGCTCTGGGCCTGACGCTCGACCACCAAAGGTTTTAAGCCTCTCTCCTGCTCCTCTTACTCTGCTCATATCCCACTTAGGAATCTTACCTGCATATAGCATAGCAATCAACTCACGGAATGCAGAAGCCCAACCAATCTTGCTGTCGGACACAACAATAACGCTGTCGGTTTTGTGGAAGCTCTCAGCAATCTCTGGTAGTTTGTTAATAAAGTTGCGCTCAACGCTGAACCCTACACCTGTGCCGCACATAAGAACATACATCAACTCATCAAAGGATCGCGGTGAATCTATATGCAGGTAGCTACAGTTGAATCCTGCTACGTTATCTTTATCTAGTGCCTTACCTGCTGTCATCATGCAACGCATAGAGGGCATAACCTCTAAGTTGTGGATAGCATCGTACAGTTTCTGTCCTTCCTTAACTGTGATCTGCTCACGATCTCTCCAGAATGACACATAACGAAAGACTGTCTCAGCCCAAGTCTCCCTACGGTTATGCTCAGGTATCCAACGCGCATAGCGGCTCTTGTGTATAAATTCTTGGTACTGATCCATTAAGTGTTCTCCTCTGTTACCATGTCTGTTAATTTATTTAAGTACCAACCTGCTTTTCGTAAGTCCTCTACCTGCTTGCCCTTGTAGTCATAACGCCAAAGGTACTTCAAA